GATAGGAAAAATAAGTAATCCAGAACTAACAGATGACCCATTAAAGAATTTTATAGAAGACTATAAAGAAATGATGAAAGAACAAGCAGAAACAAAACCTGGAACAACCATAGAAGTATCACAATTAAAGATGGCAAAAAGAGTGGCATCTGCCCTTATCAAACTATTTAATAGTATAGAAATAGAGGGAAATCACTTTGCCCCTTTGATGTTGAGTCTACCTGGTGTACAATCAGCGTTTGGAACAATACCAGCACCAACTGGTGTACTACCATCACCAGCAACAATAGTGGCACCATTCCCACCAATACCTGGAACAAACAAAGGTCAGTTTGGTGTAAAGGTTGGTAAAGGAAAACTAATACCATAGGAGGTTAATATGGGAAGACAAGTAAAAGCATTAGAAACACTAATTCGTAAAGTTGTACGAGAAGAAATAAAAAGAGGTGTTACTGAAGCAATACAAGAAGCAATGAATCCTAAGACAGACCATAAAAAAGTTATGAAACAAGGAATGAAGAATGTACAACCAGTACATGAGAAAAAACAATTTGTAAAAGACAATCCTATGTTGAATGACCTTTTAAATGAAACTGCTCAAACACTTGGAAATACTGCAGAAACTACAGAACAAGAAGTTTCTTTTACATCACAAGACGCTCCAGGATTTAATCGTTCTAATTTAGCAAGTATGATGGGGTATGAAGAATTTACTCCAGAAGGTCAAAGACAATCTGTAGCACAACAAACTGCACAAAGTATGGGTATGAGTATGGATGATTTACCAGATGCAGTTTCAAAAGCATTAACTAAAGATTATAGTGGATTGATGAAAAAAATAGATGAGAAGAAAAATGGAAAAGAGGGGTTTAGACCATAATGCCTGAAGCACAATATCAACCAGAACCCGATATATTTATTGAACCAGATGATATACCACCAGCAACACCAGGTCCAGTAGCATCAAAGTTTGACCAAAATGTTGCAGTTGGTATTGATTTACCATTTGTCCCAGATGGACAAGGTCAGTTTAAAAGAAACTATTCTCAGATAAAACAAGCAAGAGCAAACTTAGTTAACTTATTGTTGACAAGAAAAGGAGAAAGATTGAATCATCCTACATTTGGTTCTAATTTATGGAATATTTTATTTGAACCAAATACTCCAGAGATACTGAGAGAAGATATTGAAGAGGTTATAATAAATGCAGTTGATTCCTGGTTACCATATATTTTAATTAAGGAGATAATTATTAGTGAGTCGCCAGATGATATAGATAGAAATATACTGAAAATAAACATTAAATTTTCACTTAGAGATGATTTAGAAAATTTTGATGAAGTGTTTATATCTGTAAATGAGACATTTGGTCTTGTAAATTCTAATGGTGAAAATCAAACTTAGAGAGAAATTAAATGGCAGAAAATTTAAGTAAAGAAGTAAAGTATTTAGGAAAAGATTTTGCGTCATTAAGAAATAACCTTATTGATTTTGCAAGAATATATTTTCCAAACTCTTACAATGATTTTAACGAATCCTCACCAGGTATGATGTTTATTGAAATGGCAGCGTATGTTGGTGATGTTCTAAATTACTATGTTGATAATGCAGTTCGTGAAAATATGTTACTTCACGCTAAACAAAGAAAGAATGTTTATGAAATAGCAGAGTCACTTGGATACAAACCCAAAGTAACTTCTCCTGCTAAAGTTAAACTACAACTTTATCAAACCGTACCAGTAAAGGGTTCTGGAGAAAGTTCAGAACCAGATTTTGATTACGCATTAACAATAAATCAAGGAAGTGAGTTTTCTTCTACATCAGATGGTTCGGTTACATTTATTACAGATTTAGATGTTAACTTTTCTGTTAGTAGTAGTGTAGACCAAACTGATATTAGTGTGTATTCTATAGAAGAGGGTTCAAGTCAACCACTATACTATCTACTTAAAAAATCTGTTAGTGCAACAGCAGCAACTTTAAAGACACAGACATTTACTTTTGGAACTCCAGAAAAGTTTGGCACAGTAAAACTACCAGATAATAATGTTGTTAGAATAATATCTTGTATAGATAGTGATAATAACAAATGGTATGAAGTTCCATTTTTAGGACAAGAGACCGTTTTTGAAGAAGTAGAAAATACAGCAAAATTTGATACAGAATTAGCACAATATAATGATACTGCTCCTTACATATTAAGATTAAAAAAATCTTCTCGTAGATTTACAACAAGAATAAATCCAGATAATACTACAAACATAGAATTTGGTGGTGGTATTTCAAGTGACCCAGATTCTTTGATAATACCTAATCCAGATAATGTCGGTTCAACTTTACCAGAGGGTTTAAATAGTGTTGATACA